AGGATCGACTCCGCGGAAATCGTTGTGGTTGACGATGCTGATCGCCCCGCCGCCCGGATAACTGCCGTCCTTCGTCACCGTCACACGCTCACCGGGCGTCACCCGCATGGCCGCAATCTGGGAATCGATGCCGCCGGCGCCGGGCACCTTGAACGAACCACCCTGCGCAAAACCCGGAAGGCCGGAGAAGATCGAGCCAAGCAGGCCAAGCGACGTGCCGCCGCCAGCGACATTGCCAAACATCAATTGCTTGAACGCCGCCTGCGCGGCCATCTTCGCGAGATCGCGGATCAACTGGCTGACAATCTCGCTGAACTTCTGCCCGCCCTCGAGCGCCCGATCGAAAGCCGATGTCAGCGCCGATTCCAGCGCCTGCGCCGCGGGATTGGCTTGCACGAGCTTATCCTGCGCCTGCGCAACCGCTCTGGCATAGGTGTCCGCGCTGATCTGGCCTTGCCAGAAAAGCATGTTGATATCGGCGATCTTCTGGCGGAATTCCTCCAGCGGCGTGCGGGTCTGTTCGGTCATCCGCTTGCCGGCAGCTTCGATTCTTTTCCATGCTGCCTCGCCTTCGGATGCGAGTTTCTTCACCACCTCGGACGCAGCGACGATTGGCGCGGCAAGCTTGTTGCCGGTCTCTTGCGCCTGCGCATCGGCATTAGCCGCCGCGACATTCCAGAACTCCGCAACCGTTTCCTTTAGCCGCGCGAATTGCCGCTCGGTCTCAGCACCTGCTTCTTTGAACTGCTGCCATGCCGAGCTGAAGTTGCTCGAGCCGATTGACGTGATGACGTTCCACAACGCCGACAATTCCGCACCAAGCCGCTGTACGAAAACCACAGCAGAAGCCACTTCCGACGCGACAAACTTGATCATGTTTGCGACGGATTGAGCCGCCGTCTGGAATGTCGTGCCGTCCTTCGCCGCCTCGACGAACCGCTGCGAAAGAAGCTGCATCGCAGGCAGCAATTCCTGCGTGACCTTGAGAACAAACCCGTCTTTCACACGGGATAGCCGCGTCAGGTTGTCGTTGAACGCTTCCGCAGCCTTGGCCGTCCTGCTATCGATGACGATGCCGAGAGCATCGGCCTCCGCCATCATCTCCTGCAGCCCGGTCTTGCCGGCATTCAGCATCGGGATGAGCTCGGCACCGGCGCGGCCGAACAGGTTCATTGCGATGGCGGTCTTGCCTGCTCCGTCCTGCATCGCGGCAAACTTACCGGCAACCTCCGCCATCACCTGCGAAGAAGATTTCAGCGAACCATCGGCATTCTTGACCGCAATGCCGAGCGTGTTCAGCGTCTGCGAGACGTTGTTTTCAGCGCCACCGCCGACTTCCATCATGGACTTCGACAGACGGCCCATCGCCTTTGCCAGCGACTCGACAGAAACGCCGGACAGATCGGCCGCATGATTAAGGCGCGACAATTCGTCGACCGGCACACCGACAGACTGGGCGAGCTTGCCCATCTTGTCGGCCTGATCGATCATGCCTTTCATGGCGACCGCCGTGCCGCCGATCGCGCCGGCCAGCGCACCGGCCGCAACCAGCCCGGCATTCTTCACCTGCGCAGAGAACCGCTGCAAAGCGCCCTGCGCATCCTTCAGCCCCTTGTCGAGCGCCGCGGTATCGGCGCCGAGGACAACGCGAAGCGCGCCTATGACGGAGTTTCCGGCCATGCCCTGCCCCTTCAATGAATGCGATTGACGGCTTCGGCACGCAGCATCTGCCAGCGCTCTTCCGGGGTCTGTGTGCGGCGCTTGCCCGCGGCACCCTGCTTCAAGAGCAGGCTATCGAGCCGCGGCAGTTTTTGCTGCCGCATCAGCGCGGCGATGTGCCAGGCGAGGAAGATCATCTCGTTGTGGTGGCGAAGCTGCCGATCCGCGGCCGCCTCGAATTCGAGCGTCAGAATCTGCGGCGTTGCCGACCAGAAGTCCTCTGCCGGAAGCCCTAAGCTTCGCCATTGCCTGTAGAAGCCGGACCAGTCAAAGCCTGATCCGGCGCCGGAGGGCGCGCGCCGACCAGAGCCTCCACCAGCGGCTTCAGCTTCGGCGCCATCACTTCCAGCACATGCACCATGCCGCCCGCTTCGATCATGATCTCGGCCGCTTCATCCCGGCCGATACCGGGATGATGCTTGCGGAGCGCCGCCCACAACAGCACGCACACCGTCGTCACCCGCGTCATCTCGGAATCGGAGAATTCCGCGAAGAAAGACTTCCCAGTCTCCCCCTCGAACGCGAACACGGTCTGCATATCGAAGCGCAGCGTGTAGCTGCGCTCCCCGGACTTCAGGGTGACTTCACCCACATGCGGATTCGCCATGCGCCACCCGCTATGCGCCGATCACGACTTCGGCGCTTTCCGCCGACGCAGAGCCCGCCGAATTGATCGCCGTCACCACCACAGTGATGCCGTCGCCGGAATCGCCCGCCTGCACGGTGTAGGTCTTGGCGGTCGCGCCGGTGATCGGCGCGCCTTCGTTTTCCCACACATAGGTGAAGCTGGTCGGCTCGTTCGCCCAGACGCCCTCATAGGCCGTGAGCACCTGGCCGACCGCGAGCTGACCGGAGATCGCCGGCAGCACCAGGTTAGACGGCTGCGCCGCGGCATGCGCCGTCAGCGGACCCGACCGCTTGATCGTCACCTGCGCCACCGCCTTGTCTTCGGTCGGCGCATCCGGCTCGATATTGGTGATGTAGCCCTGATACTGCACATAACGGCCGTCGGGCCAGACCTCGCGGAAGGTCTTTTTCACCCGCAGCGCCGCCATCATCAGCGTCATCACCGACGACACCGGATTGTAGTGGATCTGGAAGGTGGTCTCCCCGGTGCGGATCAGACCGGGAATGATTTCCTCGGTCGCGGACGGCGACTCGTTGTGGGTCGCATCCACCATATCGACCGATGCGCCGGATGGTGTGACATCGCGCATCTGCCCGAGCGTCGTATAGACATCCGGCCCGGTCGAGGTCAGCATTTTCAGAAGCAGGCCATAGCCAAGCTCGGCATTGGTCGCAGACATCGCGAAATCTCCTACGATGTTGAGTGTGAGAGAAGGCCCGCCGATCAGCCCTGCGGGTGCGGGTTACGTGCTCAGCCGTTCAGGTCCGCAGACCCTTCCAGCGACTGATATCGGACCTCATAGGTCAGGCGGATGCTGCCGGACTGGCGCTCGCCTTCGGCTTCCGTGGCGATGATCGTGTCGGCAAGCCGCGTATCGATGGCAATGCCGCCAAACCTGCGATGCGTCCACATCGCCGCCTCGATGTCCTTGGCGATCTGGTCGAGCGCATCGTCCGGCTCGCCCGCCGTCGACACCCGCCCCTCGATGACCAGCGACATGACCCGCTCGAGCACCGGGGGATTGCCGTTGAACGAGCGCGCCGACAATTCCTGCTGGGTGTAGACCAGAAGCGTCGGCTCGTGGTTTTTCGCAAGCGGGCGAGACCGCCCGGCATAGACCCTGGCCCCGGTCGAGGCGAGCCCGGTGAGGGCCGACACCGCCGCGGCGCGGATTTGCTGGCGCAGATGCGTCATGGTTCGGGCGGAGCCTCGTATTCGGCGAGCGTCACCGCGATCATGCCCTGATCGTCCGGCCGGATCGGCGGCACCACCTTCATCGTGCGGCCGGTCTCGACCCGCTGCACCAGGTCGCCCTCTGCGGGAGAGGGCACATCCGCGCGGCGCAGATGCAATTCCACGCGCAGCGAGTCCGACGCCACCTCGCCGAGCACATCCGGCACATGGGACTCGATCCAGATCGCGGTGATTTGCAACGGCTCGGCATCCTCGCCGGCAGGCGTATAGACGACGGGCTCCCCGAAGGTGCCGGTAAAGATATCAGGCAGCCCGTCGATCAGCTTCATGGCGGCTTATGCGTCTCCGGCGTCGATATAGGCCTTCGACATGACGCCGAACGCGCCATTGAGCCGCACGCGGCCCTTGGTGTCGTTCGCACCGTCGGCGACCGCCGCAACGGCCACGCCGATCAGGGTATGTGCGGCATCGTAGGCGCTGGTGCAGCGCTTGTTGGTGTCGTCCCAGTAGATCTGGAGACCCACCGTCCAGGCCTGCGAGCCGACCTTCGTCAGTTCGAAGACGCCCTCGACGGCGATCTCGACCGGCTCGCCCTGCGCCGCCGAAAACTGCGCGACGCCGAAGATGCTGCCTGCGAGCATGCCCTGGCCGGAAAGGACGCCGCCCGTTGGCGCCACCGCGGACAGAATGCTTCCGGGCTGGATGTAGTTCTTCATGGCTGTAAGCCTTTCTGAATCGGGGAATTATGGGAAAGGCGGAGCCGTTACGGCCCCGCCCGGATCATTTCAGGAAAGAGATCAACCGCCCGGCGCCGCGCCGTTGTTCTTGTAGCCGCCACGGAAGTCGATCGCGGCCACGCCGAAATCATGCTCGAGCTTCACGCCCAGGCCCTGCACGGTCCAATGATCCTTGGTCGACAGGCGCGGCCCCTCGAAGCCTTCAAGGTAACCGTACACGAAGCACGGCGCGACCGCCGGATCGGCCCACAGATACCAGGCATTGCCGGTGATATTCGCATCGCCGACCGGCACAAGACGCTTGATCCAGTCCGGCACCGCAGACCCGACCGCTGCCGGAGTGATCGAAACCGCGAGCTGCTCGGCTTCGGTCAGACGATCCGGCCCCGTCATAATGGTCACGGGAGTCAGACCGAGATTGATGCCATCGAGGCTTTTCTGCTTCATCATGGCAGCCCGGCCGACACCGAGAGACGTGATGCCGATTGCCGTGCCAGACGAAGTGTAATTGCCATGATTGGCGGCATGGAACACCGCGGTATTGTCGGTCAGGAGCGTCGGCCCCTGCCCGCCCCCGGACAGCAGAAGGGCAAACGCCTTCATGTTCTCCCAGTCCGTCACCCGCTCTCCTGACGAACCGATCACCTGATCGATCGCCGCCAGATTGTCGTTGACGATCATCTGGCGCGAGATGTTGAACGTCACGCCATAAGGATCGACCTTGAAGACCTCACGGGACTCCGAGAACGTGCCGGCCTTGATCTCGCCGCTCTCCGCCACCGGCTGCAGAATCGGGAAGTCGCCGGCCCGGATCACATGCGTCGGGCGGAAGTCCGTCGCCGTGTAGGGCGCGCAGAAACGGCGATAGGTCGGCATCGCCTGCTGGTAGCGGGCAAGCAGGCGGGTATTCATCGCATCGATGAAGATCGCCGGGAAATCCGACACCGTGTGGAACGCGCGCTGCAGAACATCCTCGACCTGCCGCGCGTTGCGCAACTGGCCACGATACCCCGTAGCCTCCGCCGCCATCTCGACAATACCCATTTCACCGAAGGCGCGGGCGTGCTCCGGAATCTCCGGATCGCGTTCGCCGCGCAGACGAGCGGTCGCGCGCGCCATCCGCGCAACCAGGGCATCGCGCATGCCGCGCCGGCGGGTCTCGTTCTCGTCGCGAAGAACGTCCACCTGCGGGCGCTGGCGCGGACCGTTATTTTGGGCGCTTGCCGCTCGCGCCTGCAGCGCGTCGGTGATGGCATCGATCGAACGATAGCGCGCATCCGCCATCATCTCGACCGCGATCGAGCTTTCGAGACCGAAGGCCGCCGCGCGCGCATGGATTCGGGCAATATCCTCGCCACTCCATGCGTGGCGGTCATTCGTCGGGGCGGGATCGTTACGCTGCTCTTGTTCCAGAGCATCGATCTGCCTTTTGACCTCGGCGGCTTGCCGCACGAGTTCCGCATGCTCGGTTTCGATCGCCCGCACAGCGGCCGGATCGAGGCCTTCCTTCACTTCGGCGATTTTCGCCTCGGCACGAGTCACGAGGTCGTTGTGCTGCATGCGCAGCGCATCGAGACCGGCCGCCTTGTTGGGAATCGGCATCTGATTCTCCTTTTGCCTGTGCCGGGGCAATTGGCCGTCGTCCTGCGGCCCCGGCGGGAGCGCAGGCGGCATTCCAGAATGAAACGCGGGATTGATTCAGATCGGGGCGACGAGTGAGGCCTGTCGCATGCGCATCCGCACCAAGGCGGCGGCAACGTCGTTATGTGCTTGCGGGCGGGCCACGATCGTCACCGGATACATCGGCGCATCCGAACGCACCTGCGCCTGGGCATCAGGATCAGCCGGCACCGCGACGAAGGAAATCTCCTTCGGAGTCCAGCGTTCTGCGATACGCCGCTCGACCTTTTCGCCTTCCGCCGGCTCGACCCTCACCTTATCGATCGTGTAACCGCAGGAAACATTGCGCACGATCCGCTGCTCGATCAAAGACCAGAGACTGTCTGCATCGGCCGACGTTCCCTTGCTCGGGAAACGACAGAGCGCGCGGGCCTCGCCGCCATCGATCCACGCGCGATCGACAACGCCACGGACGGCACCGAGCGACCACATATTGTGACTGTCGAGGACGGGCCCACCGGCATTCAGCCACGTCAGATCGACCGCTTCGCGGGTCACCTCGAGCAATTCGTCGAACGGCACGGCGGTATCCCATCCGGTCCAACGTCGACGACGAACGGCGGCGCCGGTTGAGAAAATAACCTCCACCGTGCGCGCCTCGGCATTGATCTTGTCGAGCGGGGCAAGGCGCGTCTGCAGCGGCAGGCATTCCGGCGTCCTACTGGTATGTGCGGTCTGATCGCTCATCGTCCTCGTCCTCTCGGTCTTCCGGATTCACCGATCCATTGCCAGTGGCGCTGGATTGCCCCGGCGTCGCCGCCGGCGCGAGCCCCGCGGCCTTCAACTGGTCGCGCTCTTTCTTGATATCGGCCAACAGCCGGTCAGGATCGTAGCCCCGCGCCGCGACCTTCTCGCGCCAAGATTCCAGCCCGAGGCGCAGCTCGATTTCCTCGGCTTCCAGGTCCTTTTTCGGATCGACCCAGGGACGCCGCGGCGGCGTCCATTCAGCGCCGAGATCAGGCGACACTTGCAAGCCGCGGCCGGCAGCCGCAGCCATAACCCGCCGCCAAGCGGGACGGCAGATTTGCGGGATCGCCATGAAATACTGCCACTGATCGAGCGTCGCCCAGAAGTCGAGCTTGCCCTCGCGCATCGAGGAATAGTTCACCCGCGTCAGATTGCCGGAGGCCTGCGCAAAGGTCAGGCCAACACCGGCCGCGAAGGCGTAGAGCTGCCGGTCGGTATGCTCTGCCGCTCCGCTGGAGGGTGACGGCGCTGCCGTCGTGATGTCGCCCTGCCCCTCGACATAGGCGATCAGCCCAGGCTTAAGCTGCTCGATCCGACGCCCGCCGGAATCCTTGGATTGATCGGCTGCCTGCGCCACGCCAGACATGCCCACACCCTCTCGACGGACGAATACCGTGAAGCACGCCTCGATCTTCTTGCGGATCAGCTCGGCTTCCTCGTAATCCGCCAGATCGCGAAGCCGCAGCATTGTCGGCGCAAGCCACGGCACGCCCGTAACTTGGCCGGGACGGTCTACGCGGAAAACATGATCGCACATCGACGCCGGGACGCGCTGGGACAGCACATTGCTGCCGCCCCGGACCACCACGTTGAAATCGCCGGGATGCACGGGATAAAGCCAATAAGCGACCCGGCGGCCATAGCGATCATACTCAACGCCGTTTATGATCACGTGGCCGGGGCGATCTCGCGGTATCTCGGTCTTTCGGATATCGAGAAAATCGTGATCGAGAACCTCGCATTGCAGCGGCACCTTCAACCCGAATTCCGGGCTTCGCAGATGCCAGCGAATAAACGCGGCGCCGCCCTCGACCACCTCGCCGACAAGCCGCGCCTGCATACCGTAGAAGTCGGTAAGGCCCTCGGGGTCGCATTGTTCGACAAACGCATCCCACGCATCGGAGGCAACCTGCTTGGCCCGCTCCGGAACATCCTGCTTCGGGCGCGGCATGATTCCCATGCCGATCATGTGTGCGACAAGCTTACGCTTCGCGTTCACTGCCCATTCGTTGTTGCGGCACAGATCGCGCGAGCGGCGCCGGATCAAATCGAGCGAGGGCGCCAGTTCCGCATTCGCGGAGCCGCCGGTCGCGATCCAGTTTTCGGTACGCCGGTCCCGCCGTGCCGCATCATAATGCCGAAGCGCGAGTTGCGCTTCATGCAGCGCCACCTTCGCTGAAAGGCGGCGCATGCCCCAGCTCGGAGCTATCGCCGCAATCCCGCGTTCAAACAGATTGAGATTCACGTCTGTCAATTCCTGCTGAAGACCGCGAGAGACGACGGCGGGCGGCGATGCGGATCAAGTTCATTCTCGGCAAAAGCCAGCGCCTTGAGCATGTCGTCGATTGACTGATAGGTGACGGTGCCCGAGGCGTATTGCACCGTGCGAATGCCCGAGGCGATGGCCCTCTTGAGCTTGTCGACGTCCTGCTGCGTGAGGGCCGGCATGCATCATCCCCATCTCACAACTTCAGATCATATCCATCGAGCCAGCGATCGATATTGCTCGAAGGATTGCGCATTTCAGCCCGCCGATCTTCGGCCCGCGCTTCACCTGCCGCCACGTCCAGCACCGGCGCAACATCTCGCACAGTGAATAGCGTCGTTTCAGTCAGCTCATCCGGAAGCCCGCGGCGCTTTGCCAGTGCCGCCCATTGCTCCGCCGTCGTCGACGACATTCCGAGATACTCCGCCAGCGCCAAGTTGCCGACGCGGCAATCGTGAAAGTGATTCTCGCGCGTCTTCGTCCATTTCTGCGCCGTCACCCGCCCGCGAAACTTGATGTCTTCCAGAACCTCGGCGGTGAGCTGCTTGAAGTAGTTTTCGTCACACCATGCGCCGAAGTGGCAATAACCATCCGGCGCGACCGGCTCCGCCGGAGCTGCGGGTATCTCTTGGCGCAACTGGCTGTAAAGCGAGGCCTTCAATGGCCAGGTACCGAGACCCCAGACCTTGCAACCCTGTTTGATCTTGCGACCGTCGAGGTCGATGTCGACGAGGGACGGCTGACCGATCGCCGGGCGGCCCCAGCCGCGCAACCCCTTAGTCGCCAGCACCACATCCCGTCCGGTCAGGGGATGCACGCACTGGGACGCGCGCGCGAAGGCGTAGACGACATGCGCGCGATAACCAGAGTCCACCGCCAACGCATCAATGGTTCGGTCTCGCCCGAACGCATCCGGAAACTTGCGATCAAGCGTCTCGCGACGCAATTGCTGGAACGCCGGACCATTGGGATCGGATGTATCGCCATCGATATACAGCGCATCCACGCACCAGGATTCGCGGTTCGGCGCGAAGGCGACGATTTCCAGCCAGATGCCCCGCATCTGCACGTCGGCAAAAGCCGTGAGCAGCAACCCCTTCGGCGGCACATGACCGCGCTTCAAATGCGACTCGACCCGAGCCAGCAGCTTTTCGTGATCGGGAACATCCGCCTTGAAGCGGTAAGGGAGCCCCAGCACCAGGTTGTGGAAACCCTTTTTCTCGATCTCGGTCTTGGCCTTCAGCCAGTCTTCGGCGATGGCCTCATAGCTCATCATCAGCGACACGAAGGCATCGATGTGAAACCCGGGATGCCGGCTCTCCCCCGGATGCGTTGCAATCCAGCTCGCCGCCGGCGAGCGAAGCGCCAGCACCCGCTCGGCTTCGCTCACCAGGTGTCCACAATGCGGACACTCATACGCGCTCTTGTGCGGATGCGCGGCATCGATCCGCAGCCGGTCAAATTCGTGCCGGAACAGACCGCCGCATTCCGGACACGGCACATGCCAGTAGCGCTGGTCCGATCTCCGGAAGCTCCGGTCGATCCGGCAGTGGCCCTCCGCCTCGCCAAGCTCATCGCCGGAATCGACTTCCGGCGTTGAGATTTCGAGGATCTTCCAGCTGCGCGTCCGACGGAAGGCAGTGAAACGGCCGAAGAACAAATCTTCCGGATCGCCATAGCCCGGAATCTCCTGCCACTTAGAAACCTCGTCCTTCACGCCCTTGCGGATCGTCTTCGACGACAGGTCCATCACCGCATTGGCATTGGCGAGCGCGATGTAGCCGCCGGCGAATTTCTTCTCGTAGGTTGTCGAGCCGATATTCGATCGCGAGGTCTGCGGATAGATGACCGTGCGCCGGATATGCTTGTGCCAGGCATCGATCAGCGGCTGCAGCTTCTGCGAATTCAGTTCGCGCAGCGCATCGATGTTCGGCATGCCGTAGAGCACATTGGCGGGCTCGCGATCGGCGATGTAGAGGCACCAGGCGAGCGCCAGGATCGAGGCGCCGGATTGCTGTGACTTGCGCAGCGTCACGAGGTTGCAGGGATGATCGTCCGACAGGCAATCGGCGATCTCGACAAGATACGGCGCACCGTCCGCATTCCACATCTCGCCGGCGCGTTCGCCGTCAATCAGCACGATGTTCTGCGGCAGCCATTTCGAGAATGGCAGCGGTTCCGGCGGCCTGATCGCGTCGGCGAGCGTGCGCGCAATGGTGCGCAGCGCGCCCGGATGGCCCGGCAAACCGAGCGGAAGGATCGTCACTGACCGGTCTCCGCCGGCTCCTGAACCGCGGTCTCATCCGAGACCGGGGCGCCAGCCGCAATCTGTTCCAGCGAGCGCGCGACATCCGCCTTCAGGCGCCGGGTGATTTCCTTGACCAGAACGCGCAGGCCATGCACGCCATCCTTGGCGACCGCGGCAGCCATTTCGTCGACATACCCCCCGAGTCGGTCGATGCTGCGCACGACATCCTCACCGCACGTCATGGCGGCATCGGCCACGCGATCGACCCGGAGCAATTGCCCGGCTTCCTCAGCGAGTTTCAGCCGGGCGCGCTCGGCCTCGATCCAGGTCTTCTGCCGCAGCGCCTCGTCATAGGTCTCATTGGGTTGAAGCGGCGGGGTATCGACCCGCACGGAGCGGGCTGCCTGCGCCTTCGACGGATCCCCGTACCTGCCGCGCAGGTGGTCGTATTCGGCCACGTTCACGCCGGCGACACGCCCCTGCCCGTCCCGCTCGACGGTCAGGCCGTGCTCTTCGGCAAGCTGCTTCACCTTGCGCGACACGGCGGCCTTGGACACGCCATCACGCTGCGCCAAAGCCGCGATGCTCATCATCACGGCACGTGGCGCGTTAACGCCTGTTTCTCCCGCCATTAACATCGTTAACCGTGAAACTGCGACTGCCAGACTGGCGCAACATCGGGGTCCGAATTACTCGCACGCGGCGGGGTCGTCGGAAGGACCCGCGATCATGCCTTGACCCTGACCGGCTTGATGGTCCGCTCGAATCCGGCCCGGGCATGCATGAGAAACCGATCATTGAAGACCTTCTGCGCCACCTCGTAGAACGGGAAGCGCTTCTGATAGCGCGGGGCCTTCACAAACATCATCACCGGCCTGATCTCGCGGGTGTTGCCCGCGGGCCGATGATAGATACCGTCGGGCGCGCCGCGCCCCCGCAACAGGAAATAGCGCCCGGTCCGCTTTGAGGCGTTGCGCTTGCGGGAGCGCGCGGTCTCGTTAGCCTGATAGCCAGCGAACTGTTCCGCCGCCTGCAATTGCGAGAGAATGCGTTCGATCAGCCCGCCGCGCATATTGCCGTAGGCATCGAGTTCCACCCCTTGTCCCGGCACCACGTATTCGTCGGAGCGCAGGATTCCCGCCCGTTCCAGCCTGCGCTCATGGGATTTCTTCTGACGGCCACCGCCCGAGACCTGCGGCCCGAGATAGCGCCAAGCCGGTACGGACTTGCCCCCGCCATCCTTGAATTCGACCACGGCGGAAAGGTCTTTCTTGGTTGCGGTCTTCACATAGAGCGCATTGAGAGTGAAGCGCGTGGGGCGATCAAAGACCTGCCCCATGGTCTTCACCTCTTCGGCCTTGATATCCTGCGCCGTCTTGGTGAGCGCATAGGCGGTGACGAAAGGCGCGTCTTCACGGCGCAGCCGATCGATGGCCTTCATGACATCGCGGGTATCGACGGAAATGGTGAACGATGCGCGCGCCATTCTACCCTACCCACCAGCAGAAAGCCCCGCACGATGGCGGGGCTTTGATCGGATATCCGGCAGGGAAAGCCGCATGCGCAGCCACACCAAATTGGTGCGGTCGACCGGGCCTTTCCCGGCATTGAGCGACTTGGCCAGGGGTCTCCGTGAAGCGGAAAGCCTTTGCCTATATCGGCTCAATCTGGAACGGGGCGAGGGTGACCTTCGTGGCCCGTCCCAGCAGACCCTTCACCTCAACGATGATTCGGTCCCGGGAGTCGAGTCCCACGACCACCCCTTGCCAGGGAAGTCCCAGTCTTTCCACAGTGCGGCAGCGCTCGCCGACCCGCCATTTGCGGATTGGGCGTTCGTGGATCCCGGGCAGATTGAAGTCGGCTTCGATCTGTCGCAGCCGTTCGATCTCCCATTCCGGAACCGTGTAGAGGTTGCGCTTCTCATCACGAAGGCAGCGCACAAGACCCGGAACGTCGTCGACCAAGCCGTCGACATCGGCCTCGGGCGCGGTGGCCAGGAACAGATAGCCTGGTATCAGGGCCCGTACGATGGTGCGGCGCTGGCCGCCGCGGCTTCGCACATGCACCGAGTAATTCGGGAAATAGACGCGGTGATGGGTTTCCCGCAGCCAGTCCGCGGATTTGCGTTCGTGGTTCGGCGCGACCACCAGGACATGCCACTGCCGCGGATCGTGGAAGGCCGGCCGCAGCGCATCGGGAGAGGCGAGTAATCCCGCATGGATCGCAGCCCGCTCGATATTACCCATCTCCATCGTTTCCCTCATTCGCGGTGCTGTTTTGTGGTTGTCGTCAGGCGGCGGTGATTTCGCTTTCGGGCGCGTCCGATGGCAGGAATATCCACATACGGCCGCGCCAGTCCGGCAGTCGGATTCCCTTCCGGTTGAGCCACAGCCGCCACTTGATCGCAGCGTCGCCGTCGCTCGGATAAGCCCGCATGCACTCGACAAGATCGGGCGGCGGCGTCCTGTCGCGGGTGACGGTGAAGACCGCGCCTTTTTCAGACTTGATTGCGTTTTCGAGCATGAAGCGCACCGACCGGCCGCGATCGATCTCGGCAAAGAACAGGGCCCACCATTCCCTCGACCAGACGTCGCACTGAAAGTAGGGCGAGGGCGCTTCCGGCTCGCGCTGCGGGGCTTCCGCAGGCTCGTCGTCCTTTGGCGCCGAGAGGCTTTCGCGCAGAGCCTTTGTGACCTTGCGCACGATCATCTTGTGTGCCCGTCCACCTTCCTTGCCGTAGGCGGACAGGTAGCTTTCGTGCGCTGCAAGGCCCTCGGCCACAGCCTGATCGATCAGGGCGAGGAGATTCATGCCCCTCTGGCCTCCCGCAGAGCGCGCCGACGCGCCAGATCCGCAGCGACCCGCTCCGCATGCCTGCCGTCGGTCGGCGGCAAGTAGCCCTTGCGCAACCCCGGCCCGAGCTGCGCCTTCAGGCTTTCCACCTGCGCCGCCTTGTGTGCCGCAATCTGTTCCGGAGAGCGGCCATCGGTGATGGCGAGCGTCTTGCGGGCCGCGATCTGCTTGTTCGCGCCGTCATGCCATTCCGCCATGCGCCGGCGATGGCCATAAAGGTCTTCGCAGGCCGATTTGATCTCGGCGATGGTTGGCAGCCAGTTCAGGCGCGACGGCAGACCGGTCCTTGGATCGATCACCCGCTCAATGACGTCATCCGGATAATCGGCGAGCACCGCGACAACCGCTGTTGTGTAGACCTCCGGATCAGTGGCATCGCCGGTCCGGAAGCAGCCCAGCAACAGCTTCGCGTATTTCGCCACCTTCGCTCGCCTCTGCTTCAAAGCGTTCGACGAGTCCGTCGATTGCGGAGGTAATGCCGTTACGTCGGGGAGCGGTTTGAGCATGGGATTTATCCGATGTTGACCGGGGTTGTTCACAGGCCCGCTGCCACTCGTTGGCCATCGCGGTGATGAGGTATTTCAGATCGGGGAAGCGCGGCAGCTTGGCGATGACGCGGATGCCGGTTGCGATGATGAAATCCTTCGGAATCCCCTGATTCAGCCAGCATTGCGCCTGATGCATCAGGCCTGTGCCCTCGAGCGCATCGAGCGGAAGTCCCTTGCTCGCAAGGATTTCCGTGGCGATTTCAGCCTGCAGTTCGATCAACGGCGCCTCGCGCGCGCGCGCGTTCTCTCCACTCTGGCTTCTGGACTCTGGCTTCTGAGTAATAGGTCCGGATGGGGGTGACCTATCGTCGGACCTATTAGGTGACCTATTAGGTGACCTATTAGGTGACCTATTAGGTCCACGCGGCGGCGGGCCTTCGTCGCCTCCCCATCGCTTCGACACTTGCTTTCGGCCCTCTTCGGCTTTCGCGTGGTCACGCCGCATGCGCCGACTGTAAATCGTCCCGTCTTCGTCACGCGAAAAGACACCGGCATCCTCGAGCTCGCCGATCAGCGCCGCGCAGTCCCGCGCCGGCAGCCCGCACAGATTGGCAAGCATCCGGTCATTGACGGGCTTGCCGTTCACCAGCAGCGAGCCGCGAGGCTCCGCCTCGTGCATCAGGCACAGCATCTCCATCCACAGACCGCGCGCACCAATCGAGCATACGCGCAATGCCGGGTCGGCCCGCCAGTCGGACGGATAGAACTTCATCCAGGGATTCGACATACCGCCCGCTTATCCTTGCGTTTCCGGGTTCGGGTTTGACGCGGACGCAACGGAACTGGAATCTGCATTGGCGCCGAGCAGACGCGGCCACAGACCGCGGTCATGCGCGCCGGTGAGAATGCGATCGATGATGGCGGAGACCGAGGTTTGCCGCTCGATGGCAGCGGCCTGGATGGCGGCCGCGATGCGGGCCTCGGTGTTGAAGGAAAGCTGAAGCGGGCGGCTTAAGGTTCGCTCTGCGCGGCGCTTGGGCCGCACCGGCGTTCTGTCGGGCGGCGCTATGGATTCGCCCTCCGGCAGATCGATGCGGTTGACCCGGCAGAATTCGTGGAAATAGGTCAGGCTCCAGCCGAACACCGAAGCGATATAGGCGGGCGATTTTCTCTGCCGCAGCATGATCGCGATGTCGCGGGTCATGTCGCCGAGCGGCATGGCGGATTTCCACTTGCTGTTGCTCATGGGCGGCGCTCGGCTTGCTTGCGGTCGAGGGCGGAGAAGCCCGGCGGCGGGTCGCCGAAGATTTGCGCGGTTAGGCTGCGGCGGGCGGCGGCCGCGGCGCGGGCGTTGCGCTCGGCATCCTGCGCGGCGGAGATTTTCGCCGGCACGAGGCGCTCGCTATCGCCTTCGGGCTCGCTGCGGTTGCGCGGCCCGCGCTTGCGGCTGCCGTCGCGCGGCGGCAGAGGCCGGCCTTCGTTGTTGAACTTCCAGATCACCTGGGCGACGCTGCGGCCGAGGCGTTGCGCAATGAATTCCACCGTCGCGCCCGAACGCGCCATATCGACGGCAAGCGGCCAATCGAACGTCCAGCGCCGGGCCATGTTTTCGTGACGGGGCATCTCACCCCTCCCCTGCAAAGATGGATTCGGCGTCGAGGGCGGCGAGCATGCGCTCCGGACAGGGCGGATCGATGCGCGCATATTCGCAGGCGCAGGCGCCGCGCAGGATCCGCCGGCAGATCGCATAGGCGCAGCGGGTGCGCTTGTCGGTGCCGGATGGCGCGGTTTCGCGCGGTGGCGAGATGGCGGCGATAATGGGATTGCTCATTCCACCGCCTCCGCCTGCGCTGGCACCCGCCGGTCGAGGAAATCCGGAAGCGTCAGATCGATATCGTCTTGAGAAGGCGAGCCCGCGCCTGCGGGGCTGGGGACTGAGGAGACATGCGCGGGCTCCACGGCGCCTGGAGGACCGCCGTGTTCGTTATCGGGCAAGGCTTGCGGTTCGGATTGCGACTCTGTTTCAGGCTGGCATTGTGCTTGTGCATCCGCCGGTGCGGTCACCGGCGCAGCGGGCCGTGGGCTGCGCCTGATCACGGGATGCGCGGTGAAGCGCTCGGCATCGTCGGGCTTCGTCAGGGCTTCGCGCTGACCCGGTGGAATCCACATGAACCTCGTGTCCCGGCCCGCACGCAGCTTCAGCCAGACGATCCAGAGATAAGCCGTTGCCGTATCGCCGTCTGGCTCCCAGCGTCCCTTGTGCAGCGGCACGCGCTCCGCAAACTGCGCGATCAGCGCTGGCGGATGAGGCAGAAAGACCCGCTCGAAACGCCCGTTGGTTTCCAGCCATTGCAGCCGCAGAAACATCGCAACGCCCACGCGGGCGAATTCCAGCGCCCGTAGTACGAACGCTTCCGCATCCTTGCCGAACGGCGGGTTCGTTATGATCCAGTCGTCCGTACTAGGGACGATATCGCCTAAAAAATTCGCAGTGTGACCGTAGCCGTAATCATGGATGTCGGAGGCAACCACATCGCCGAAATATTCCGCCAGCACTTCCGCCATGTGCCCTTCGCCGCATGCGGGCTCCCAAACCGTTTGGGCATGCACACTCGCGGCGTGGCCGGTCTGACGCAGAACAACTTCAATGAGCGCGCGCGTGGCCCACGGCGGAGTGGGGAAATAGTCGAGGCTATCGTCCGGCTCGACCCGCGAGCCCATTATTGCTCGGGAACCGTTGGGCAGGTGGCGCCGGATCACCTCGACCTGCTCTTTCTGCGGAAGGCGAGCAATGCGCTCCGCCGCGGACACCGCTATTTCACCACGGTCGAGAGCATCGCGGACTTCCGGCACACCGTGGTCATGCACTGTGCGAGCGCGCTCAACCTGCCGGGGCGAGACGTTCAATTTTTCCGCCGCCTGGTCGACGGTCAAGCCGCCAATTGGCGGGTTGCTGCGGTTACCCCCATGCGTGAAATTCGCGATCTTTGCAGCGACCGATGCGCGCTGACGATCGTCCAGATGCCGGCGGTTGAGATTCTTGGAGATCACATAGGCGAGCGGGTCTCCATACAGTTCCGGGTGATAGTGCCGGAAATTCCGTTTTTCGAGTTCAATGCCTGCGGCCAGCGCCGCGCGGTAGCGGTTGCGGCCGTCGAGGATCTTGCCCTGATAGAGATCGATCGGCTCGTGCAGCCCGTTGTCCCGAATGTCACCCGCAAGCGCGTCGAATTCCTCGCCTTCGATCAGCGGGAACAGGTTCGCCAGCGGGTGAAATTCGAGAGTGTCCATTCCCGGCAGCTCAGATCTTGCCGAAGACCGCGAGACAGCCCGTGCGTTCGGCCACCTGCGTGACTATCTGCTTGAACACCGCCTGCCGAACATGCTCGGCGCGGTGAAGCTGAATGCCGAGCGTCAGCGAACCTTCGCCGAGCTTCCAGCGCAGGAAGGCAAAGAGCTCGACGTCAGGCTCCCCGAAGTAAACCGGAATACCGAGCTTGAACTTGGTCGGCAATTCGATGCCGCCCTTGGTAACCGCCTTGGTATCGTCGGAATATTCAAAGGTCTCGTTTTCGCTGGACGTACGGACCGCCTTGATGAAATTGACGTGACGTTTTGCCTGCAGGTCGCGGACGGCCTCAAGGAGTTCGGCCGCATCGGGAGCCGTCACGTCCGCCCCGTTCTCTTCGATGAAGCGGGCGAATTCAAGCTGCGGCTTTAGGTTCCCGGATATGCCGCGCCACAGGTTCCACTCTTCGGAGAAGGGCAGGACCAGATCGGCGCGGTGCGCCACGCGGCGCACCTGCGGCGCATCCTTTCCGGCCGCGGTGTGGAAATCGATCGCGGCCAGGATGCGGTTCGCCGCAATATCGGCGAAGAGCACGGTCTCAGCGCCCTTGAAGCGGTTGACGTAATCGACCAGCGAGTCGGCGGTCTGCAGCGTCACCGACTGGGACAGATAGGCCGGCATGGTGCGCTTGAGGCCATGCTCTTCCGCGATATCGTGTTTGCAGTAGCCATCAGGAACGATCAGAAATTCACGGCCATCCTTTGCGGTGACGACATGCGCCTGCATGCCTTGCCGTGCCAGATCGGCAATCGTTTCGGCGGTATTGGTTTCAGCCATTGCAATTGATCCTTTTGAGTTTAAGTAGGACAAAATCAGGCGGTCAGCCGGCGAACCGGCTAGCGTCCATCACCGGCTTGTCGCCACCGACTTCGCCGAGCGCCATCTCTTCCTGACGCGGATCGAAGCGATGCAGGTCGCCCTCGGCATCGGAGAAGAACACCGCCGGCGCGATTTCCGAGATCGGCTTCTTTGCCTTGACTTCGGCGACGAGCGTCTTTTCCGGCCCGCCGTGCTTGGCGGGCTTGATCTTCAGCGTGATCGTGACCGAGCCTTCCTTGCCGGTTTCGTCGACGGCGCGGACCACATCCGCCAGCGCCATCGTCGCCTCTTCCACGGGACGACCCTTTCGGATGTCCCGCAGCACGTCAGTAATCAGGCGCATTGCATTCTCCCTTGGAGGTTTGAAAACATGGGGTCAGATCAACCCCTTCTCACGCGCAAGCCATTCCGGGACGGTGATCGCCAGCACCGGCATCTGGACGGTCTGACCGTTCCTGCGGATGGCTCGTGCTGTCTTGCCGAAGATGCGGGCCTTCCACCATTCTTGCCGTGTCATCTCCGCCATGTAGGAGCGCATCCGCGCCGGCCGCTTTGTCAGCGCCTGGTAGGTGTGCTGCGGCGTAAGCGCCATGACGGCGAACACCTTGTCGATCCAGTCGTCGGGCACATCCTCGTGGAACAAATCGGACATGCTGTTGACGAAATACATCGTCGGTTTCTTGCGGCGGACCGGTTCGGTGAGCACGCGCTCAGGCGCGAGCGCGACCTTGCCGGTCCAGACCGGATGGCCGTTCACGGTCTTGACCGTGCCGGCATAGTGGGGCGTGGCGGAATTGTTCGAGAGCCGCGCGGCCGTCCGCATCGCATAGCAATGCGTGCAGCCGGGCGACAGGATCGTGCATCCGACAATCGGATTCCAGGTCGACTCGGTCCATTCGATGGCTGATTTGGAGGCCATCACAAAGCCTCCGCCTGCCGCTGCAGCGCTGGAAGGATCGCCCTCGCCACTGCGATGTATTCGGCCATGGCGTCGCGCCAGTCGAGATAGGGTTCGATCCTGTCGGGCAGCGGCTTGATGCCGGAATACGGCGCGGGGTTTGGATGCGGGATGTCGCGCATCAGGTCGCGCCATTCGGTCATGAACATGATCAGGTCCCAGCGCTTGAGGGCCGCCTGAAGGCCTGAATCGGGCGGCCATGCAAGGCCCGCGGCATCGTGAATGACCTTGTCGAAGCGATAGGTGGCGAGATCAAAGGCCGACCTGACATGCCCGGCGAGCGTGCCGAAGCTCGTCTCTGCGATCTCGGCAACGAGCTGCTTCTTGGGCGTGGTGTCGTCTTTCAGGAAGCCCTCGTGGCAGTCATGCACGAGGAAATAGGCGGCGAGGCGATGGTCGAGATTGTGGGCGAGGATCGCCTTGGCGCCGCGCACGCTATGCTCGGCCACCGAATAGAACACGCCGGGGGTTGCGCCGTTATAGCGGCATTCCTTGGCGAGATGTTCGGCGACAACGGCGAAGTCGATATCCTCGGGCTTCGGATCGAACAGATCGATGCCCTTGCCGTTGGCCATGGTGAGGATGGTGGCGGGGTTCATGCGGCCTCTCCCGAAATCCGGACGGGCGCCGCAAGCGCGTAGCCAATGCCCCATTGCGTATCGATACGAAGACCCAACGGCTGAACCTTTCGCCTGATCTTGCAAATGATCACGTCGAGGATCTTTGCCTCCGCTTCACCTTCGGGATTGAGCTGATAGAGATGATCGAGCGCGGCTTCCTTCGTGAGCACGCGGGGAAAGATACGCGCCAGCAAGGCCAGCAATTGCATCTCCTGGCCGGAGATTGTCACAAACCGGCCATTGGCGATGACCATCCCGCGTTCCGGCAGGATCTGCAGCGGCAGATCGGAAACGGGCGTCCCACAGATCGGGCAGGCGCATTCATGCGGCACGGGCCGGCTCCTTTCCGCGCTTGAGGGCAGCATTGACCTGTCTGGTAATGATGAACTGCACGGGATTGCCGGTGCGGGCGTATTCGATCTGCGCCTCGCGCAAGAGTTCGGACAACGAAATCTTGTCCAGCACATCGAACAGCTCGGTCGGCTTCGCGAGCAGGTCGGGCTTGGTGCGGATGGCGTAGCCAATGCCGTTTACGAACGCCCCGTTGATCATGCCGGGATTGCCGTCACCGGTCTCCACGATGCATTGCAGGATCGTGGTCAGGATCGCGGAGCCATAGAAACGCAAGGCGCGCCGCAGCACGTTGATCGAACGGGTCTCGCCAACCGCGAAGCCCTCCTTCTTTCGGGTCACCTTCACGCCCGCAGCATCGAGGACTTGCTGCAGCGCGACCGCATCGGGGTCCTTTGCAGCAAGTTCCGCAAACCAAAGATCAATCGGCTGCATCGGGGTGACGTTGCCGTTGATCGCAGCAAAGGCGGACGCAGCCTCCGCCGGCGAGCACGACAGTATGTAGCATGGCACCTGCTTTACCCCGACGGTCGCCGCAGCGATAGTCCGGTGCTGCCCATCAATGACAAGATACCGATCGACTTCGCGAGCAACGATGACAGGCAGAAACTTGGCCCAGTCGAATGCCGAACAGATTCGCTTGATATTGCGCACCGATCCTGCCGAGACCGCGCGCTGATAGGTGCTGTCGACGTAAAGCTGCGAGATCGGAACAACTTTCAGCGTGCCGACGGCGCCGCGCACCTTCGCATTCACGATCTCTTCGCCAAGAGGCAGAATAGGAAAAACCGTCTCGCTCATGCGAACACCGCCGCAAATGCGAGCAGCCCCAGCGCTGCAATGAGCCACAATCCGAGATCGGACGTCATAGCGGATTGCCTTCGATCATCTCGTGGTCGGTATTGATGATGGCGTCCGACAAGCGGTCGCCGATGATGCGCACGGTCTACACCCTGAAATGGTTCGACCTGAACGCGGAGCCGGTCGAGGCAGGGCACCGGCCGGCAGACCGCCGAAGCGGTCAAGAAGGTCGAGAAGTCCTGGGACAAGCTGCGGTCCAGCTTCGGCAAGCGTCGATAGCCGATCGATCAGTTCGGCAGCGTCCGGATGCGTCTCGAAACGCAGCGAGAGCGTGGTTGTACCCGTCATGACGACACCTCATGAGCGGCGGGCCACGGGCACAAAATGCCTGATATTTCGCGAATTAACGCTTTGTAAACCTTGCGGTGTTCCGCCGCATTCCGGGTGCGCTGCAACCATCGGTAGGGTTCCCCATGTCTGCAATATGGGGGAGACTTGGAATGGGAATGATTGCTGCGCCGGAGCCCGCACCCCTGGTCGAGCGCGGCTGCGCGCCGGTGTATTTCGTCAACCGGATTGCGAAGATCACGCCGGTCGGCGGGGGGAATCTGATGTTCGCCTTCTACCGGGAGGACGATGGCCGCCGGGAGATCGAGGTGAAGATCGTCTGCAGCCGGGAGGACGCCAAGGCGATGCTGCGGCAGACCGAATGCAGCCTGTCGGGATGCCCGGTCGCGCAGGACGGGAACGATACGCCAGCGCGGCTGATGTAGGACGGGAGCCTTCATTGGGCTGGCTCCGCGCGCATCATCTCGGCAAGATCAGGCCTGAGAAAAGCCGGCGGGATGCCCGTCTTCTCGCTCACTTCAGGAAGCTTCTCCGCGTCGATTTTACGCGCGCCGCTCTCCCACCGTGAGACTGTTGCTTTGGTGACGCCTAGCAGGCGCGCCAAGTCCTCCTGGGTGAGAGGCGGGTCTTGCTGCTCGCGATATGTCTTGAGCGGCGAATCGTTCATGCAATCCAGTTACCATCACGGCAACTAGAGGGCAATCGGAAAGTTACCGCTGTGGATACTGCGCGCCAAGGCGACGGCTGAGAAGATGCCGCCATGGCAACCAAGTATCGCGCACCGAACGGGCTCAGGCCCTTTTATTTGGGTGAATGGCTGATCGCCCTCGGCGTAACCCAGGATGAACTTGCCACTCGCATGGAAACGAACAAAGAGAACGTGACGCGGTGGCTTAACGGCAGCCGCCCGATCTCGTTGGACGTGATTTCTGCTGCTGCAGACGCGCTTTTGTCCGAAGAGCCTCAGATGCGCGACGCAGGCATCCTGTTCCAGCGGCCTGCACAGCTTCGCGCCAAGCAGGTCATGCAGGAAGCGGCGAAGATCATCCTCGAAAACGAAGTCCTAACTCTTCCCTCTGCCGAGCGAAGACGGCCAAATTCGCGGCGGTTACCGCCAAGGTAATTAACTCTTGACTTGATGTTTCCATGATGGTAACAGCCTAGCCATTAAGTCGAAATGGCTAGGCCCCATGCACCCTTACGCCGATGCTTCACGGGAAACGGACGCCCTACATGGGCGCGTCGGAGCGGGTCTGCGCATCGCGGCGTGCCTGTGCGTTGCGGGCGTCGGTGATTTCCTTGCAGGCCGCGACCGGATCGTAGC